CTGCACGGTTCCGGTCGCCCGCTCCGCTGCAATCCCGGTTGCCCGGTCGGCAGATGGCGGCGCGGCCCGGGTGGACTTCTTGCCGCCTGGATTGCCTCGGGTCGCATTGTCGCCCGCTGGATCCGCCACATAGGACGTCCCGACGAGGATCACCTCTTGCAGATCGACCGTTGCCTTGAGGATCTTCGAAAACGTCGCGTCACGCTCTGCGGACAGCCGCTTGACCAGCATGTTCGAAAAGACCTTGAGGCCAGAGACGAACGTGAACGGAATGCGGCTTTCCTGAAAGCGCTCGATCGCGTTGTAGCTTGCCGCTGCGTTGGCATTGGCAAGCTCCAGCGTGATCTTCTTCGGCATCACGACCGCATGGTCGGTTATCTTCGACCCCGTCTCTACGGCGATCTCTGTGATCTCGAGCGTGCTTTCCAGCTTTTCCGAGATCACGCAGTCGATCGGGACCGGGCCAATGGTTGGAGAGAAGGCAATGATCGAAGCCATTAAACCCCTCCAGGGACAAAGCGCGGCGGCGGAAGCGAACGGCTGGCAGCACCAGCGGCAGCGTTGGCCGTCGCAGATGCAGCCGCAGCCGGGGCGTCGGTTGCCTGCTGGACCGTCTGATTGATCGTGACGTTGACCGACTTGTCGGAACTGTCGTTGATCGTGTTGGCGACAGCGGCCCCCGACTGATCGGCACCCATTTTCGCGAAGTTGCCTTGCGCGTTCTGCATGCGCTGCTCGTAGCCAGACAGAAAGTTCATGCTCTGCTGGTCGGAGCGAGCCCTTGCCGCATCGCCCGAATAAGGCGAGGCCGTTGGCGTCGATCCATCGGTCCCAAACATCCACCGGATCATATCGTCCACGCCGATCTTTGAGCGCGGCGCATTCTTCATGCCCTCGCCGGGATCGAACAGTGACCAGACGCCACCAGCAGCAGCCCCCCAGACGCCGGCAGCGAGCGCGGCGATGCCGAGGCCCCCACCCTTGCCCTTCGGTGTCTTTCCGTCTCCTGCGGCTTCTCCGAGGTTTTTAAGCCCGTCTGCGACGTTCTTTGCCCCGAGTAGACCAAGGGCACCGGCCAGAGATTTGATAGCCCCGGCCACGCCGGCAATAATGGGCCAAGCGAACAGAAGCGCCGCGCCACCTCCGGCAATTGAAGCGAAGATGTTACCCAGCGTCCCAGCGTCGATGCCGGTCAGTTCGGCAAGCGACTTGGCCAGATCGCCGATGACGCTATCTCCGCCCTCCAGGTAGGAGAGGATGTCCTCAAGGACCAAGAGCGCGGCAGTTTTCGGGAAGACATAGGCGCCGAGGATCATCAGGCCATACTTGATCTTGTCCCAAAGGTCGCCGTTGGCTGAAACCCACCCGCTGATGAAGTTGAAATGTCGTGTTAGGCGCGAGAATGCGAAGACGGCCTGATCAACAGCCCAAGTCAAGCCATCGCTTAGAGCCCTGGCTATCCTGTCAATGGTGCCGTCAGCATCAAGCTGTGCGATATAGTCGAGGCCCCGGCCAAGCTGGTTTTTGACCGTCTCGAAAAAGCCCGCCTCGCCGATCCGGCGCTGAAAGTCCGTCCAGCTATCCGACAGGTTCGACATCATGCCGTCCCATGTCTTCGACTGGCGAAGCATGGCGCCCGAAAAGCGGGCCCCGAAGCGCTCCTGGATGAACTTGGTGATCTCTTCCGAGTTCTTCTTGACGGTGCGCGTCAGGGTCTTGCCGTTCTCGGTCCACGAGAAAGTGACCTGATCGCCGGCCTGGCTGGCTCGGATGCCGAATTCTTTCAAGCGCTCAAATTCGCCCGTAGAGGCGTCCGCGATCATCTCGACCGCATCCATTAGGCTTTTGCCCATGGCGCTCGAGGCATTGCCGAGGTCTTCCAGCAGCCCCGTCGTCGGGTCCATGCCATACGCGCGGAGCTTGACGAAGGCGCGGGTCAGCTCTTCCACCTCAAACGGCGTCCGCTTGGCGAAGTCGCTGATCCAGTCGAGCGAGGCGCGGGCCTTCTCGGACGAGCCTTCGACGGTCTCCAGGGTTGCCTGGAAGCCTTCGAACATGGCCGTCGTCTGGATGACGGACTTGCCGAGCAGGGTTGCGGCGCCGGCTGCAGCCGTGGCAGCCGCAGCGGCGAACATCGTCAGACGACGGGCTGCAGTCTCGATAGACTGGTTAAACTGCCGCAGCTTTTCCTGCCCGCGCACCTCATAGCCGAGGATGGCGACAAGCTCGTCGACAACTGCCATGGCTTGAAAACCTTTCAGGTCGGGCGCATCTTCAAGCGCACGTCAACCGGAGATGAGACATGAGACTGACAGCCGCCGTTGCCGCCCTACTGATGATGACCGGCGGCGCTTACGCCGAAGGCTATGACATGCAGGCAGCGGTCGGCGTTGCGAAGGTGATCAGCTCGGCAGAGGCTTGCGGGTATGAGATTGACCAGCAGGGAATGGACAAGCACCTATCTGATGCTGGCCTCAACTCGTCGGCAGCCCTCGGAATGATCTCGACCGCCGTCAGTGTGGCTGAGAAGCCGTCAGGGGCCGAATGCACGGCAATCAGATCGACGGCAAAGGCGCTCGGGCTCATCAAGTAGCCTTCCGCGCTTGCGCTGCCTTCTCCTGCATCGCGGCCTTTAGGTCCAAAGCCTCGTGAGCGTCCATGACGTCAGAGAGTGTCACCCACTGCCGAAGATCCGCCTGCGTATATATCGGCGGGTCTGAGAGGATCGGACGCCAAAGCCACATATCGAGGTTTGGCGCGATCCGTTTGATCTGGGCAGAGCTTAGGCCGTCGCCTACTTGGCGCGGCTGCCACTCGCCTGGGCGGCGGAGAAAAAATCGCCGAACACCTCTTTCAGAACGAAGACCACAACGGGGATGATTGCCCCAAGGTTGTCCGAGAAATCGCCGTCGAGGTCCGCAATGGTGTAATCGCCGGACTGGCGCTGGACCTTCGCCAGAGACAGGATGTCGCCCACCAGAGCCGCATAGGCTTCTGGGGTGATGCGCCCGAATATGCCGGTGATTGCCGTCAGGGCTTCGGCGTCTGCCTTCGCCCGCTCTTCGTCGGTTGCGCCTTCGCGGCGGCTGGCAAGGATGGCGGGGAGCTTTTCAGCCAAACCACCAGCCGCATGCATGAGGCGGGCCTGAAGCTTGAGCGCTTCGGTTGCGAGAGGACGGTCAACCTTAATGACCATCCCCGCAATTTTTTTCTCTGCCACAGATCACCTCTTAGGCGTTGGGGATTTCAGGGACGAACTCGCCAGTGACGAGCACCCACTCGCGCACTGTGGCATTGGTGCCCTTGGTGTCGGTCGGCGCGGACTGGATGAAGCACTTGTCCGCTGTGCCGCCCTCGCCCGAACTGGTGTCGTAGGCAGTGACAGGAAAGGCCGTGACCGCAGACGCAAGAGCCTGCTGGCGCTTGAGCTTCTGCATCAGGAGCCGATGCGTCGGGCTCGTGTGCATCAGGCGCAGCGTGATCGTGGCGCCCTTGTTGGCCGAGACGCTGAACATGGCCGAACCATCGGCACCGATCAGCATGGTGCCCTTGTCGGCAAGCGGCGCGATGGAAATGGCGTCGTCGCCATCCCAGATGCCCTGGATTAACTGGCCGTCGACCATGTTGGAGGTGTTGACGAAGCCATATGCGGAAGTGATAGCCATTTGTCAGGTCTCCTTAGAAGGTCATGGAGTAGCGGACGACGGTGTAATGTACCGCGCCGGCATAACGAAAACGGCATTCGATCGCTGGGGCGACACGGGCCTTGCGCTGGCTTTCCGGCACGTCGAAGACGCTCGGAACAGTGATCTGCACGGCTGGCTCATAGTTGCCCGTTTCAGGGTCGAGGTCATTGGCGACTAGGCCGGCACGGGTTGCCTGCTGCATGACCGTGCGGACGGCACCGGCAAGCATCTGCATCCCAGTGTCATCGAAGCGCACTCGATCATTGTTCAGGAGGATGCCGAGAGCTTCCTCTTCGGTGCGCGAGATGATCCAGTCAGTGGCGTGGATCTCGTCAAGAAACACGTTCGGCGTGAGCGTCGATCCCTCGACCACGAAGTTCCGCGAGCCGATGTCGATGTAGGTGTTTGCGCAATGGCCGGCGGTCGTGGACTGGCCAACGCCTGGAGTGTAACCGGTGACAGCGGTCACGGCAGCCGATCCGATATTGACGGCAGAAATGCCCGGCAGGTTCTTGAACTTGGCCGTATATGCCGTGTTGGCGTCATCGAAGTTGCGGGTCTGCATATAGGCAGCGAGAGAGGCCGCAGGATAGAGCGCCGGATTGGTGTGGTAGAACACGCCCGTCCGGTCGAAATCGCCCTTGTTGGCAGCGGCAAAGCAAGCCGTGTCTGCCGGGTCTTCAGTGTCGGCGTCGTTGCTGTCGATGATCGCCAGCTTGTTCTTCGCCTGGACCCACGTTGCAATGCCGACCGTTGCAGTCACGTCGCGGAGGTCGTCGCCTATCGTCAGGAAGTACCAGTCGCTATCGGCTGCATAGAGTAGATCAAGCTGTGCCTGCAGTTCCGAGCTCGTCAGCGTGCCGTCGTCGGCGACGTGGCCGATCTTGATCTGGCGCGGGCGCGGGTTCTGTGAGAAGGCAGACAGCGCGGCCTTGTATGCGCTGGTCGTGGAGGCCCAATCATCGGCGACCTCATCCATGGAGCCGTAAAGCTTGGTCCGGTTGGATGCGTCCACTTCGCCAGACACGGTTTCGGTGGTGATGATGAGCTGCGTCCCGAAACCACGGCGGCTCGGGAAGGCATCGTTTCGCGAGAGGGACACGTCCACTACTCGGCTGTAGGGCAAAACAGCCATACCGTTGATCCTTTCAGGTTTTCGGGGTTACTCAGCTCGGCGCGATGTCGAAGCTGTATTCGTCGATGACATCCACGGTCCCGACGCTGTCGCGGATGATGCCGCGAACGAAGAGGTCCATTTGAGCGCGTGGCTGCCAGGCGTTGTTGATCCAGTCCGGCACGTTGCGGATCTGGGAGATTTCGTGGACG